TGAGAAGGAATCTCAGGATCTAGAGCCGAAATTACTGGCTTTACTGAAACTGGAGATCCTGAAAACAAACCATTTCTACTGGCATTAACATATTTAAGATTGCCGCCAGCAGTGCCTCCCGTACCAAAAATCATACGATTAATGTAATATTGGTAGTTACCTGTAAATTTGTTTGCCAAAGAAGCAGCCAAAGCCTCACGGCCACCGACTAAAACGGTATTTTTAAACTCAATGATTTTTTGTTCTCCCGAAGTATAGTTGATGATCATTTGAACATCACCACGGGTTTTAATTTTAGTACTGATGTCTGTCATATTTTTCCTTCTTCTTTCGATCCATTTGAATATTCAATTCTATAAGATATCACCTCGTTGTGTTTAATTAATTCATTTAGCATAGAATCATTTTTATTAGACAACGATGTAACCACTGTATCCAATGATTCTTCTGTTCCAGTAACAAAAGGACTTCCGTTCCTATTTATATTTTCAAAAGTATGTTCTGGCTGATTTGGATATGGCCCTTTAATAGTAGCACCTTTACTTTCATATTTATATATGCTTACAGTAGCAGGCGTTCCGCCATTAGAATATGTTGTCCAATAAGAATCTCTACCATATAGTTTAATTGTTGTGCTGCCAATAGGATCATTTCCATCAATATCTGCAATCCAATAATCTTCACCATTCACCTGAACAATATAATTTTCTTTAAAATTATTTATGATTGGATCTGTATAAGGTAGTATAGTATTGGCACCGTTTTGAATTCCAAAATTTGTTTCGTAATCAACACCAGAAATTTCAACATTTAATCCACGATGTGTCATGTAGCCAACAACATCTTCAATAAGTCTTTGATTTACCAATAAATTTGTTCCAACAATTGTGCCGCCAATATAACCAGAAATATAAAACTGATCATCTGTTCCAGTTACAAGACTTGTAATTTGATAATCAACTGAAGAAATTTTCTGATAAAAATTTGACCCTCTGATCATACTACTAATTGGCAATAAATCTGGATTATTTACAATTGTTCTTCCTCTGTTTGTAACAGTTAAAACACCAATTGTTCCCGTAGCCACTGCTGTCAATCCATTATAAATTGTATAAGTTAAACCACTAACAGAAGATGTTGGCATTGTACCATCATATGATAAAATTAATTTACCATTTGGATCAATATTCAAAATAGTATAATTAGTCATACTATAAGCTGGTATTTGAATCTCCCACGCCGAAACTGATGTTCCCTGATTAACATCAAATTGTGACTCAACGCCAAGATCGGCAAAATCTTTATCTGAATCTGTAAAAACAACATAATCATCTTGATAAATTTCACAAAGCGAACCATAATTAAAATTATCAATTACAGGATTGATAATCCTAAAAGCAAAAGAGCAAGTGCTTTGTGTTCCATCATATGCAAATAAATTATTACACTCATCAATAGGTTCAGTTGGCGATGTTGTAAAATGTACGATATTGTCTTCTACTCTATCGATAAGATATGATCCAATATATGATCCGCTAAGAATTTCCATGATGGCGCTCCCATCATTTCTCATTCCACGATTAGTCAATTTGGCAGAAGGACAATAAACTACAATGTCGCTATTATAAGCAGTTCCTGAAACGGAATTAACTATTTGTGTCTTATCCGCCAATTCATCTCTGAAAACACAATTGCTATTTGATAAATTATTTAAATTGCTTCCCTTCATTGTTCTATTAAAGTACACTTGTCCTTCACCTGAAATACAATATTGATTAATACTATGTTTAATTAAAACTTCAATATTTTCAATTGGTGATGTAATAAACTCTTGTAGACCTCCATAAAACCTAACTGTGTTTAGGACAGCATGAAATGGAACAAATTCCCTTATAACTTCATGAAACTCTCTAATTCTATCATCTGATATGTTTTCTATTTCGACATCAATGTTATAACTGCTACTAATGCAAGAAAAACATGTATCGACAAAGTTTTTATCAATATCACATGGTGCTTTGGAATTGCGAATACTGCCATTATATTCTTCCATATTGTAAATATTTTCACTATATGGAAATTCTGTTCTTACTTTACCATAAACAATAAAATCATGATAAGGATGTCTAGATGGTATAATCAAGTTGAACAAAACATCATCTGGCTCTATCCCACGAACATTCCAATTTTTAAGAGGATAGGTTTGATTTACTTCATCTCTATTATCAATTAATGGTAAAAGTCGAACGTAATCTTCAAGTGATTGTTCTGTTGGCGAAGGAATTGTCTGATACTGATATAAAACTCTTATAATGTCTCCAGCAACCAAAACAATTGGATCAACAAGAAGAGTGTCTCCAACCCATGTCATTGTTGTTACGCCATCAACAGTTGAAAATGTTACATAATCAGATGTTAATGTTGTGTAAAAATCACTATTGACTGGTCTAATGTAAAGTTCAAAATTATCATTATCCAAAGGAGTTATCAGTGTTTTTTCTAAAATAAAATCAAAACTTAAATTTTCGTATAAAAAAGATTCTTGCCAAGTGTATTTTGAAATTACTTGCCAAAGTTGCTTATAACTTACGAGTCTCATTCCAGCTTGAAAGAATGATTCTTCAAGTGATTTCCTTGTTCCTTTGGTTTTAAATAAAGGTATAGCACGTTTTATTTGACCACGCCATTTAGTTGGATCTGCTGTTTTTAATTTCAAGTTAAATAAATTAGCAAGATATGGAAGTAAAGCTTCGTGTAATGAATTAGCATCTTGTAAGTCAACAATTTGATTGGCAAGATTTTCAAGAGTTGTGAATCCCATCGCAACTGCTTGATTGAAATTATTCAAAACTATTGGTGTTAAATCTTTGTCGGAAATCATTGTCTTGAACATTTCAGGCGTATACTTTTCAAGCAATGTTTTATATTTTTCAGGATTAGTAAAATGTGTTGGTATACTTGTTGTGACTTGAGTGTTTCCAGCAAGAGAAAATCTTATATGTGATGATAAACTTGTCCCTCCAATTAAAGGCGTCCAAGTCCAACAAATAAAATAATCTCCTTCTCTGCAACCCAAAGGACTCCAAATATACTCGAATGTTCCTATCGTAGTTTTATTGTCAATAACAATTGGAGTTAGTATGTTATCTACATTTTGTTGTTGAGTAAACCAAATACCACTTGTTCCTGCTGTATATGAAATATCATTAAGATTAAAAGGAATTGAGAAAGTGTTAGCTGATATGTAGGTTATTACATATTCATCATCTATTGCAGGGACAGAATTTGAACCATAAATTAAAATCTTGTCTCCTGTATTAAGACCATGAGAAGGAGAGGTAATAATTGATGGATTAGTAGTGCTAATTCCTGTAATTTGCTTGCCTGTCAACCAAGCTGGATTGGTTGGAATTCCTACTATTTTTACAGGATTGGCTTGATCAAAGTAAAAAGAATTATTTGTTACAGTTTGTTCTGCATCTAATCTTAATTTTTTAGCTATTGATATGTTTTCAGAAGTTGGATTTAAACATGCGTTAACTTCTGCTGATTCCGCTAAAACTAATTTTTTAGGATCATAAGTTTTATCAGCATATTCATTTTGATTTCCACTTGAAAAGTTTCTTTCAACATAATAAATTGTGATATTATCAATTTTGTAAGGAAATGTTAAAAAACAACCATCTGCATCTGGTGTTTGCAGTAAAAATCTTACATCATCAGTAATTTTCGGATTTTGATCTAATTCTACTGGCACCACAACTCCTTATTCAAATGTAAACCCAATTGTTGTTACATCTGGACGAATGATTTCAAAAAATCTTGCGAGTACAATATTTCCACCATTATTTGGATCGTCTGTAGTAAATGTAATGTCTATATTCGTAATTTCCTTCAAATCAGAAAGAACTTTCGTAATATCAATTTCTTTTAATTGTTCGCCAAATTCCCAGTTAGAAATAGCAAAAAATTGATTTATCCTTCTTTGTATTTTAACTTTAAATTCTTCTTCAAATTTTTTGTACAAACGATCCATTGTTATATCAATAGTAATATCTACGGCTACGACAAAACCATTTCTAATACAAATAAAATCAGTAATCATTTTTACATTATTTAAATAATTTTCCAATGAAACTTTAAGATCACTACTTGCTTCTTGAAGGCCATCAACACCATTCCTAGCTAAAATATAAATGTCAATGATATTACCAGAACAACCATGATTTCTAAGAACAGCTGTACTTTTACCAATTTGACCTTGATATGGAGTCGCAAATTGATCAGTTAAAGTTTTATAGTCAAGGCCTGTTACTGCCCTGTTTTGTGATCTTGACCAAGCTGGTAACTTATTTCTAATATCATCAATTGTATCTCCATCATAACCAAATTCACCTTTAGTGTAATTTCTAAATGAAACGGGAATTCCATAAGGAATACCGGGAACATTGACAATAGCTTGTTTTTCAATGGTTCCACTGACAATGTTACCAACCGAACCACCACCTTGACGGTATACAATTAAAATATTACTTCCCTGATTGGGTATAAGTCCCGCTCTATTATTACCGAATATTACAAAAGCAGTATAGGTCGAATCATATTCAACTCTATACTCACGCCTAGGCTGAGAATCAGTGAAAAATGGAACTTGTTGCCATTTAACACCATCAACATAAACTCTAATTGAATCAAAAATAACAGGACTTTCAGCCAAAGTAATCGTCTGACCAACTATGCCATTGCCCACAGTATTTATCCGACGAGTCGAACCTTCCAGACCAACAACACTAGCGTTAACTAGACTTCCTGCTGGAATAACAATTTGATCATCAAAAATAGGATTATTATCTGAGTCTGCTGGAAATAATTCAACCGTAATAGCTGTTCCGCCAGCATTAACAGTAATATTGAAAGGAGTAGCAATTACACAGTCAGATAAAATTGAATTATTTAAACTGGCTGTCCATAATGATCTTGCAGCAATCGGCGGCTGTGGCTCAAAACCAACAAGCTTCGCAAGACGAAAAGCATTCTCCAACTCAGTGACTGTATCAATAAATATTTCATTCGCAATCTGATCCATCTTAAAACTTAAAGTGTCTGCAATAAATGACCAGTTTTCAATCAACATGATAGCAATTGATGATTCTACAAAATCAGCAAAATCATTACTGAACTTTTGTCTGGTAAATTCAACCAAACGTGTTTTCATGGACCAAAAGTCCTGATTAGTATAATTCAAATTAAAAATGTTCGGAGTCGTAATCAACTGTGATTGCGTATACGGTGCAATATCAAATGGACAATTATTTGTGGTTGCCATTTATTCTCCTTTTATGTTAACGGCATTTCTAGCGTTAATTCTTGTACTTCTTTTATATTCTGTGGATCGACAAAAATTATTCTTATAAACAAAATATGTTCTTTTTCAGTTCCATCATCATCTGAGTCTAAAGAAGATGAGTCAACTGTCGAAGAAACTTCAATATTTCTAACTGCTATTCTTGGCTCCCACTTGGATATTGAATTGCTAATTACACGAAGAGTTTCATTCTGCAATGTAGAATCATTTTGTTCAAACAAAAGTTTTTTAAGAGGAGTCCCAAATTCAGGAAGCATTACTCTTTCGCCGGGGTTTGTTAGCAAAAGACATAATAAGTCTGATTTTATTTGATTGACTCCACCTTGTGAATACCAGTAACCTCTCGGTGTTTTTTGAGTTGGATAAGGTAGACCTGCAAATATTACCATTTTTTATCATCCTGTTGCTGGTGGTGTCTTATAGAACGGTTTCAATTGGAAAATACTCAATACAGGAGCACTTGGTGATGCACTTGCAAAAACACGATCACTAGCCCTAATTGCGCCATCTTTCAAAACGCATACTGGAGCCAAACAAGGACCAAGTATTCCTTCTGGACTAGGACAATCTTCTCCAGCCAAAAGGAATATTTTACTTTTAGCTAAAAATAAATGAGACTTTTCAGTAACATTTACATAAGCATTTTTAGTATATACTACATTGAATTTAGTTACATATTCAACTAAATTATTCGGATCGTCTTCAGTTCCAACAACTGTGTAATGATTATCTACCGTATAACAAACATAATTACCACCAACTCTTAGTAGTACTAATCCAGAATTACTTGGAGCAGATTCTTGAAACCTCAAAATATGAGGACCCTTTATATTACCCTTGTGAGGTGAAAATATTTGTATGTGTTGATTTTCAGCTATTTCCTGATTTGAATCATCAGAAAAATTCATTTCAAGACCATAGCCAGTCCTAATCCTAACATAAGCCTTTTTAGCCTTCGATTTTGGAACACCACCTTCAACACGACATGATCCACATTGTTCATTGCCTTCATCAGACATGTCAATGGTATGATTGCTGGTACTCCTCAAATGAATACCACGACGATTTCCTGCAATATTAGGCGGACAACCTGAACAATCTGGCTGCGATTCAGTATGATCATTAAGTTCAATACTGTTTCCAGTTGCTGATCTTATACGAATAAAGTTATCTTGATTTCTTAATGTTGAATTGCTGTCTCCAGCCTGACCTTCAACATCACTCATTTCAATATAATGACCAGTAGCCGACTTCCAATATGTTCTGCCAACATACTTATTATTACATCCAAAATCAAATTCACGATCCCATGTTGGAGAACCACTCGGTTCTTCAACAGAATCATCCATTACAAATGTATGTCCAGAAATTGATTGCAACTGAATACCACTTTGCGGCAAATCACATTGATTGTTTTGAGGGGTTGGAGATCCCCTGTATGGACGACACTCCTGCCTATGTTTAAAATAAGGATTAGCTCCAATTTGAGAATTATAAGAATATGTTGTATTAGGAGCGCCAGTTCTAGGATGACCACCAATAATTTTTCTATTACTTAATTTACCTTCACAATCGAAATCTTCTAATTTTTTGCCAATTTCTGGAGAAATATCTTTTGTATTTGCACTTAAATAATCCTCTTCACTTGCTGTTGGACTATTATATAAATCAAAAGTTCCACTAAAACCTGAAGCTCCACCAGAAAGATCTAAGTCAATTGTGAATGAATTAGGGCCAGTTACATTAATTGAATAAAATCCATCAATAGGTGGATTTGAATTTGTGTCTCTAATATGTATTTGATCACCAGTTTGTAAACCATGACCGTCAGATGTCACAGATGCTGGGTTTGTTGCTGCAACATTAGAAATTTGCTTCGGACTATTTTTATCAGAAGCATCTTTTCCTTGATTTAAACGATATTTATCTATTTGACTTTGATTATACGCATCTTCTACACAACTAGTTTCACCATCAATAACTGAACCACCACAATCTTGATGCGCCCATTGACCTGAATAATGAAGATGATCATCTTTAAGCATGATCCAATTGCCGCAACTAGACATAATCTCGAATCTTTTCCACTTGCGATTGCATTTTGCATCGCCATCGACCATCTTTATCATGTGCTTTTCAGGCGTTTTAAATCCATAAATATGAGGATAAGTAATTAGTCTTTGAGCCTCAGTATTGCTATCAAAATCAACCAAAGAAGTTAAATCAAAACCATTGTAATTTTCAGTGTTCCAAGGCGGAAAGACTTGTGAACCATCATCTGGTCCAACTAAATATCCTTTTCTTTTTCCATCCCATATGCGATAATATTCATCAATATTATATCCCCAATTGTGCTTTCCATCAGGACCTCTGTTTCTATGCCAAGTTGTTCCAATATAAAAAGGTGATGTTCTACTTCCATTTTCAAATAAAATACAAACAGTCGATCCAGCAGGAGGAACCCATGTCATTCCACAATCATCAAAACCACCCATATTGCTCACAGCATGTGCCCAAGGCAATTCTTCTATCTTCATGTTAGGCGTATGAAATATCGGAGAATAAAATCTTATTCTATTTTGCTTCCATATATCAATTGTATCAACGCATAGTCCTGTGTATAGCCCAAATTGAGTCTGTGATTGCTCAACAACATCGGCATTCATCATGATTTCGTTTCTAACGACTTCACGCATATCATAAGTCATGCCACCCATTTGATTTTCAATGGTCTCTAGTCTTTTTTTAAGAGAAGAAAAATCTGAATCGCTAACAAATCCCATTTTTATAGCCTTTACTAAGTTGTTGATTTGCCCGAAGCATCAACAAAGTTTTGATCTTTACTACCACAACCATTGCCTCCTGCTGAATCTCCAGATGGTACATCAATATTTGGCACGGGTAGCATTAATTTTAATGTAGTGGTATAAGTTCCATTTCCAATATTATGGCTCACGCCAGTTACCTGATATTTTTTATTGCTCAACATACTATTGCATGTTGAAGTTTGTAGCCAAGTTCCACTAGCAGCATCACCAAAAAAATATGGATTTATAAAAACTATTGAAACAAATTTAGTACCAACAAATAAAATTGGATTAGAATAAAAAGGATCACCCATTATTTTTAAATCTGCCGACCAAGCTGGCTTGCCACCAGAAGGGGCTGCTCCACTAGACTGCTCAGACTTAGTATTTGTAGAATAACCAATTACAGCAGCTTCCACATGCTCTTCAGGAGGTCTAAATTGCCATTCATGCTGCTGAAGCACAGGATTTGTTTGGGCACCAGTTTTTTGAATATCAATCATAGGATTTATATTCTGGCCTCCTCCTCCTGACGCACCACCACCAGTACCACCATTACCGGGAATTAAACCCTTTGGCCAACTTATTGATGGATTAAATTCAAGAACTGGTGAACAACCTCCACCATTAACAACATATGTGGCAATGTGACCAGCACAACATTTTCCATTTGGATCAGTAGGATCTTCCTGAATAATTATTTTATTATTTTCATTATTGTAAAGAATTAAAATTCCTCTTCCATTTTCTGTTGTAATTGTTGACAACCAGTTGCGAACAACATTCAACGCACTCTGTTGCTCTAAAGGCCAGCTTGCCTTCGGTCCTTTTGCACCACCAATGTTTGCAGGAAAATTAAGCTCTGATGTACTTGGAACATACTTTTTGTCTGCGTCATAATAACCAGCCGCTAAAAAATCAACACCAGAATAACCAACCTCAGGTCTAGTCAAAAGCTGAGTAATTGCATACTTAAGATCAACAGGCTGATCTGATGTTCCAATACTACCAGTTTGAGGCACAGATGTGTCTTCATTAGAGGGAGGTGCCAGTTTAATCTTTATTTTAACATTTCCTCCATCAAAATTAGTCTCGGCTTCTAAAAATATACTTCTGATTATTTTTCCACTAATTCTTTTCGCTGTAATTAATTTTGGCATACTATTCCCAGATGTATCCGTAACAATCCACCCAAAATCAAATTCAGTAAAAGATACTTCTTGTTTCTTCGTTACAGCAGATTTGTTCAAAGCCCTAATAATGCTTCTATACATTGCCCCACCATTATCTATAACCTCAATTTCAGCGCCCTGACCAGTTCCACCACCATTTTGAAAACCATAACTAAAAGAAGTAATTGCAGCTAAATTAGCATTTGGTTGAGATTGATTGCCAACCGTAAGAATTAATCTTTCTGGATCTTGTCCAGTAATCGTTTTCGCAGCACCAAAAGATAATTCCACATAAGGAGAATAAATAGCACCTTCCATTACTGCCATCGGAGCAGAACATGCATATGATTCCAAACATTCTTTATTTAATTGACAAGGCTTTGGGGGCATAGTTATCCTAAAATAGCATCTGGTAAACGAATATTAATACCCGTCTTGAAATCAAAAATATCTTTTATATTGTTGGCCTCCATTATTTTCCACCAAAAATCAGGAGAACCATAAACTTTATTTGAAACTAAGTCAGGACGATATTCAGATCCTGCTGTTACTACATAATATCTATCTCTGTTACTCGTTTGTATAATATTTTTTTTGTAAATTTTATATGTCATTAATTTGTTTTCAGTATAATAAATGACAGTAGCATCAGAATATCTGCTAGATACTGGAACAAATCTTTTAGGGTTTATTGCCGTCTCTTCTATTAAATTAGCCATATTTCCTCGATAATTAAAGACTACTATCATTAAAAATTCTATTTGCACCCGGCAAATCCGATTGATTATAAATAACATCAAAACTTAAGTCTAAATCAAATTTATAAGGCAAATAAGTTTTTTCATCCCAAGGAACAGAAGGGTCGAATTTAATACTATATGATTTTAACACAGCATTAATTGGTCCTACTTTTGATAAAAGATCGCCACACTGAAGCTTACAAACAGGAGGAGGAGCATATGGAGCACCTCCATTACCAGCAACATTGCCGCCTAAATTTGAATCTTTTGAGTCAAATGGATAAACTGCCGCCTGAACTGCTCTTATGTAACTAAAAAGCAATGGTATATCTTTTTCTTGAGTTACCATATAATGAGCAGTCCATCCAATTGTCCTATTATCAGAATTCTGATAAGTTTTGAAAGGAGTACTTCTACCGATTGATGTTTCATCTCCATATTGTGCGCCTTTTCCATCACTAATATCTGGCAAAGATTGCATCTTTAGTGTAATTGATAATGATGGAATATCAATGTAACATTTTTCCAGTACATTCATTTGACCATCAGGTATGGTAGCGTTCATTTATTATTCCTTTTAAATTAATTAAGATGGCAATGGACTCATGTTAACAACTTGTCTTTGTGGTCCCTTAGACAATAATCCACTAGTTGCTTTGTAAATTTTCGGAGGCTTACCCTTGATTCTATTGAGTCCAGTTGAAGGAGTATCTGCGCCAGATCCTCCACCACCAGATGTTGGCTTCATTAAGTCTAAGAATTTCTTGAATAACTCAACAAGCTCTCCTGTTAATTCAGTTTGTTCTTTTGAAGATTCAGAAATTTCAGTCAACTCTTTACCAGTAATCTTAGCAGCTTGAGGTTCTTCAGATGCCTTCTTGGCAGCTATCTTGCTCTGAATAGAAGATTCTCCTCCAATTTTAGATGTTGGAGTTGCTGTTACAGATGTAATATTTTTATTACTTGAATTATTTTCAACAATTGCAGAAATCTCTGCGTTTGCCTTTTTAGTTGCCGCAACAGAAGGCTCTTCTTTCACACTTGTTTTTGATACACTTGTTTCTACACTCTGTGCTATATCAAGACCCTTCTTTGCATGATTTGCAAGAAGCAAAAGTTTATCAATAGGCATTTCTTTAATTGCATTAAAATCAAAACCAATATTTCCAATATTACTTACAGTTTCCTGCATTTTATTCATGATTTTTTGAACTTCATCAAGAATATTAACCAATCCCTTTAACTTATCAACAACTAAATTCAATTCAGATACAGCAGGCATGTTTTTTAGAATTGGTTGAATTATACCGTACTTCAAACTGTCAGCCATAGTTGTAAATGTCTTATTGAAGAAGTATTGATCAAATCTACCAAAAATCATTCCAAAAAAGCTTGTCTTTTCTGAAAATTCGCCAAATATTCGGAACATTTTACCCATAGCGTAAGAAGCCGCACTACAAACATTCGACATTCCTTCTATTCTATTAACAGCATCTCTTAATTCATCAACACTAGGTAATTTTCTAATCGGTACGATAATTCCATCCATGAAAACATTAGCCAAATAAGTAAATGTGTCCGCAAAATAATTTGTATTTTTTGCACCAAAAAATATTGTATATAAGCCAATAGAATTACTGAAATCACTAAACACGTCAAACAAGAATTTCATTAAACCAGATGCAGTCTCAGTTACATTAGCCATTCCATTCATGCGATCAATAGCATCATCTAATTGATCAACAGTAGGCATATACAATATTGGACCAATAACTCCATATTTCAAAGTATCAGCCAAATAAGTAAATGTGTCCGCAAAATAATTTGTATTTCTTGCACCAAAAAATATTGTATATAAGCCAATAGAATTACTGAAATCATTAAACACGTCAAACAAGAATTTCATTAAACCAGATGCAGTCGCAGTTACATCTGCCATTCCACTCATGCGATCAATAGCATCATCTAATTCGTCAACAGTAGGCATTTCAAATATTGGATTAATAACTCCATATTTCAAAGTATCAGCCAAATAAGTAAATACACTTGCAAAAAATGTAACTTTTAGTCCTATGTTGAAGGCACCTACAACTCCAGAAAACATATCCATAGAATTGGATAATTGCATTAAAAATGCAGGTAACAATTTAACCAACTCAATCATTCTTGCCAACTGAGCAACAGCCTCTTTCATTTCTTCTTCAGATGGGAATAGTAACAAAATTGGATATAAAATGCCATTTCTCATCAACAAAGCAACATTTGTAAACCACAAGGTAAATTGAGGTGCCATTCTCGAAATCATTTGAATAGGTGCCTCTTTAAGACACTGATTAGGATCAAGCGGACCAAACAATGAAACCAAACTTCTAATTACACCTGTAACATTTATCAACAATTGATTCATAGCATTAAGAATTCTTGCAGCCCTTTGAATACTGTCCAAATCATCCAATTCCTTTAAAATTGGATTGACAATTCCCTCACGCATAAATCTTGCTGTTGTTGTGAAAAATGCTTTAAGCTTTTCAGAGTTTGCCTTAATTTTTTCTTCAGGTGTGTCTTTGGCTATGTCTTGTATACTGTTTTCCACCAAAGGAATTAGTCCTGTAACAAAATTATTGATAACTTGTGGAATCATTATAATTAATTGATTCATTGCATTCATTATTCTTGCTGCTTTTTGAATTCCGTCTAAATCTTTCAACTCATTCAAAATTGGATTGACAATTCCATCACGCATAAACATTGCTACTTGTGTGAAAAAATCAGTAAACTTATCTTTTGATGAGATTATTCTATCGACAGGACATTCAGTATCAATGTTGTCAACGCCTCCTTCACTCATTAATCCAACAGCAGAAGCAAGATTTTTTATCATTGGAACAATTTGTGCGGCAATGGTTGCCATCGAAACAATTATTTGAGTGGCTTTTCCTATATCTATATCTTTCATGACGCTCAAAGTTGGTTTAACTATACCATCACGCACAAATACGCCAATTATCTCAAACCAATATGTAAATTTATCTTTACTATCAACAATTTTCTTCATTGGAGCCGCATCAAAAATTCCTTTACCTTCTGTGGCTAAAGCAACGGCTTCAGCAAGATTCTTAATCATCGGAACAATTGATGCTGCAATCTTAGCCATAGCAACTATAATTATCGAAGCAGAATTAATGTCTTTTGAGTCAGTGAAAATTAAATTTGTTGGATCTACTATTCCTTCTTTGACAAATTTTCCAATTTTACCAAACCAATCTGTAAATTTATCAGTTTTTTCAACAATTTTTTGCATTGGTGATTTTCTATCGAAAAGTGAAACTGGGTCCATTAATTTCATAACTTCAGCAAGAGACTTGATTGTAGATCCTGTAGCACAAAGAAGCCTAGCAA